TGCCTTACTCGGAATACATAACCGGATTCGGTACAAGTAACACGGGGGTAACTATTGAAGAAAATGCCACCACATCACCCGAAGGCGTGGTCAATGCCGCAAAGATTAAAGAAGATGCAACCAACGCCGCACACGCAGTAAGGCAATTAGCTGGGCCAACTTTAACAAGTGGAACGGACTACACATTTAGTTTTTTTGCTAAAAAAGGAGAGCGCAATATTGTTGCGTTAAGTAATACAATCGGCGCATCGAATGCCGCAAATTGTTTCTTTGATTTGGAAAATGGTCAAGTGCTGACCAACCAATTCAATTCCGCATCTATTGAGGATTTTGGAAATGGCTGGTATAGATGTATTGCAACCGATACCGCAGATGCGGCAGACGATTACGATACAAGAATCTACACCGCAACCGCGGACAATCAATTTTCACATCAAGGCGTTTCGGGAAGTGGTTTGTATATATATGGAATCCAACTCGAAGCCGGCTCATATCCGACCAGCTACATACCGAATCATTCGGGAACGGGCGGAGTTACCCGCGCGGCGGATTCTTGTTCAGTTACGGGCGTTAGTGATGTGATTGGGCAAACGGAGGGGACTATTTTCTTTGAATGGTCAAAAGATGTTTTAAACTTTGGAAGCGATTATTCTTATTTTCAAGTAGGCAATTATCCAAGCTATGTGGGTATATACATACAAGCATCTAATTGCATTTGTGAGGTGGTAAATGCCGGGACAGTTCAAGCGACAATAACTAAAAGTTCAGTAAGTATTGGTACTCATAAAGCCGCAGTAGCATATGCAAATAATGACATTGCGTTTTATTTTGATGGAGTGCAAGTAGGTACAGATTCTTCGGCAACTATACCAGCGACATCTCAAGTTCATTTAAATAAAAACAATGGTGTTGCTGAAAAAATTAAGCAAACATTGATATTCAAAGAACGCTTAAGCAACGCAGATTTAGCAACCCTTACAACGATATAAAATGATTACAAGAAAATATGAGTTTGTAGATGAGGCAGCAGCAGATGTTGCAATAGACATTCTACGAGATGAAGAAGGAAACCTAACAGAAGCAGTAGTCAAGTTAGGCTATCTTGTTACAACTCCTGCTACATATGATGAGGAAGGAAATGAACTAACACCTGCTATCGTAAGTGAGGTCTATGCAGTAGATGTACATTGGAAAGATGTGCCTAATCAAGAGTGGCAGCAGTACCTTGTATGGCCTACACCTATGGGAATACATAGCTTTGGTAGTTCAAGTTCAAGAGAGGAGTACGCAACGGCTTACTGCATCCTATACCCTAACTCAACATATTGTAACCCACCAATAGATGAAGATACCGAGTAGAACATCTCCAAAGGGAGGAAAGAGAGCCTGTTTATGTAGAGGAAGAAACACATACTCAATAGAGTGTTGTGATGGATCTCTATGGGCACAGGGGATAGGTATTAGTGTAGATACTGAACCGCCTTCTGGATATACTATTGAATGGAATCAAAGTGTTTTAGATTTCCAGAATTATCAGAGTGCTTCTTTTCATGTAGGTAATGGACAGGCTCAGGCTTATGTCTATTATACTATTACAGATGTTGATGATCAGATCCTGATAGGATCAGTGAATATGGGAGGTAATACAGAGTTGGATGTTCCTGTTGATATATCAGCACTTGCTGATGGAACATTAACACTAGCTGCTTACTTAGCAGATCCGAATCAAGGTGAGACTATTACCAGAACTATTGAGAAGATTGTAGAAACAAGTGAGTATGTATATACTTTACAGGGCAGGATGGATGTGTTTGAGGCGGAGGCTTGTACTTACGCAGCGTTGAATGAATTGGTAGCGATAGAAATTAGTTAGATATGGCGAATGCATTAGAGTCAGCGAGTTTGGTAATGATACCGAGTGGCTACGAGGATGGTACATTAGGGAGTTTGAAGCCTACGGATGGTAGTGGAGACTTTACCTTTAGTAGAGGTAGTGATATAAGTGCTACGAGAGTTAATGCGGATGGCTATATAGAGAAGGGGTATGAGAATACTATTATTGGTTCTAATGATTTCGCAAGAGATAACTCGTCTTACCTTATAACAAATGGTGAAGCAGGATACGATGGAACTAACGATGCTTGGCTTGTAAATAAACTTGCTGCTGCATATTTTAGTAAAGATGCATTGGTGCTTACAGGTGTGATGACAATTAGTTTTTATGCTAAAGCAGGTAGTTTAGATAGAATTTTTGTATTTATAGGTGGCCAAGCTGCAAGATTTGATTTAACAAATGGTACTGCCGCCAAAGCAGGTGGTACACCTATTGCACAAACTATTGAATTAGTGTCAGGCACTACAGATTGGTATAGATGTTCTATAACCATCAATAAAAGCGTAACTACTAATCTCCTATTAAAACCACAAAACTCATCTAACCAAGATGTGGTAGGAACTATCTACATCCAAGATGCAATGCTCAATCAAGGTCTTGTAGCCTACCCATATAAAGAGACTACTACTGCTCCTGTAGCAGGTGGTATCTTGGAGGATATGCCTCGCCTTGACTATTCTAATGGTTCGTGTCCTGCTTTGTTGTTAGAGCCTCAAAGGACTAATTTGATAGAGTATAGTGAGTATTTTGATGCGTGGAATGTAAAAAACAATATAACACTTACATCCAACTTTTCGGAAAGCCCTGAAGGGTTAAATAATTCTACAAAGATTACATCTACTGGTGGCGTTTCTACAATTAGGATTGATTTACCAGTTACTATTGGTGATTCATATACTTTTAGTTTCTATATAAAAAACATTGATGCTACTAATATCAAGTTGGAAATATATGACCGAGCAAATTTTTTCATTGAACAGAACATTGAAAATAACATAAGTACATCGGTTTGGACAAGATACACTTACACTTTTACATCAACAAACACGGCATCTAATGCTACTTTTGAGATAAAAGGTTTTACGGGGTCTTTTGAGATTTGGGGCGCACAAGTGGAGCAAGATGCGACCTATGAAACATCGTATATACCTACATATGGTACAAGTCAAACGAGGGCGGGTGATAATTGCTTTACTAATAATTCATTATTAAAACAAACCTCTGCCACTTACTTTTTAGAAACAACACCTATTGAAATCCTTTCCAATAATCTTATAGAGGTTAGAGGAAACGGAGGCACGAGCAATAGAGTTGTATTCCAAGCAAACGCTAATGGTTCTATAAGGGTTTTAGTAAGAGCGCAAGGTAGCAGTATATTAGACCAAAATGTTGGTAGCGTAGTATCACGAAACACTAAAGTAAAATTGGCTCTAAAATACACACCCTCTAATATTTCGTTTTTTGTTGATGGGGTAAAAAAGATTGATACGGATGTAAGTGTTGACTTTAGTCCAGAATTAAATGGGTTAGATTTAGAAGGTTCTGAAACTGCAAATGATGACGCACTTAAACAACATCAATTTTTGTTCTTCCCCGAAGCCCTATCCGATGCCGATTGTATCACCTTAACAACAATATAAAATGAAAGTAACACGCAAATACGAGTTCGCGGATGAAGCCGCTGCAGACGCTGCAATCGCTGCGCTACCACACGATGAAGAGGGAAATCCAACACATAACAACGGAATTGTAAAGCTAGGCTACCTTGTGGTAACACCAGCTACATACGATGAAGACGGAGAGGAGCTAACAGCTGCTGTACTATCTGATGTATACGCTGTTGATGTAGATTGGTCTGATGGCATCGACGAATCTTGGGATGATGATCTAGTATGGCCAACGCCTATGGGTATCCATAGCTTTGGTTCATCAAGTGCTAGAGAGGAATATGCTACAACATATTGTGAGCTGTTCCCGGATAGCTTATATTGCAATCCGCCTGAACCTGAGGAACTTGAGTTACCGTAATTACAGGTAATAATAATACAGAACAATTAAATTAAATCAAATGAAAAAAGTAACAGACAAAGAGCTTGAAACGCTACAATCATTAGTTAAGGCAATTAACGAAGGGCAAGCAACAATTGGTGGTATCGAAATGCAGAAGCATGGACTTATGGCTGAAGTTGACGAGTTGATTAAACAACTTAAGCAAACACAAGCAGACTTAGAAGACGAATACGGTAATGTAACCGTAAACCTAACTACTGGAGAGATTACAGAAGCAGAAGATGCAGATAATCCGGAAGATTAGTGTAGGTAAGGACTATAAGAATGACGCCATGCACTATTCTGTTGGACAGGAAGTGTATGGTGGTCATACTATAGTTAACATTATAGAAGAGGAAGACAAGTACTCTATCTATATTCAGAAAGCTGATAATGTAATGCCGTGGAAAGACTTTAACAAGAACATGGCAGTATCTGTAGAATACGATCTCAATTGGTAATGCAAAGCATATTTAACTTTATCGTGTCACCAAAACACGGTAGGTCTACATCGAAGAAAGATATAGATGGTAAAGAGTTACTATTAAATACAGAAGTACAAAACCATCATTATACCAGCAGACTAGGTGTTGTAGTAAACACGCCCTTAGCGATTGACTCAGAGATACAACCTGGTGACGAAGTAATCGTTCACCATAACGTATTTAGACGCTTTCGCGACATTAGAGGCAAAGAAAAGAACTCTAAGGCATATTACAAGGAAGACACATTCTTTGTGCAACCAGATCAGATTTACGCTTACAAAAGAAACACGGAGTGGCAAGCATTAGACGGCTACTGTTTCGTTAAGCCTATAGTAGCAAAAGATACATTGGCTATGCACCACGAACAACCTGCAATAGGTATTATTAAATATGCTGGTGAAGGTTTTGAAATGGGTGCACTTGTAGGTTTTAAACCTGGTATGGAATACGAATTTAATATAGAGGGTGAACGATTGTATCGTATACCCGTCAATCAAATTACAATCGAATATGAGTATCAAGGAGACGAAAAAGAGTATAATCCTAGCTGGTCACAAAGCTGTTGATGAACTCATTAAAGTCGCGCAAGAGAAAATCATTACTAACACAGAGGATGATGTATCTGCAGACCGATTAAAAAATGCTGCCGCTACTAAGAAGCTGGCAATATTCGATGCATTTGAAATATTAAACCGACTGCAAGAAGAAGAACGTATACTAGAGAATAAACCAGCAGAAGAAAAGAAAGAAGCTTTCAAAGGTTTTGCTGAAAGACGTTCTAAGTAATGTACGAGCAGAGTTTAGTTAAAACCGTAGAGCCTGTAAAGCTTACCACAATACATCGATATAATAAGAGTAAGAAATGGAAGTACGGTTACAATAAAGAACACGACCTTATTGTATTAAGCAAGACAGGTCAGATAGGCGAGATTATTGAAATACAGAATCTTGTTGTAGCTCTACCTCCAGAGCCTAAAAACTTAAAGAAAGGTTCAAATAAGTGGGCTGTTCAGGAGTATCCTAAGGAGCTTAAAAATATTAAGAGTATATTCGATTGGCAAACATATCCAGATGAGTTTAAGAACAAGTGGGAAGGCTATATTGACGAAGAATTCAATAGACGCGACAACGGTTATTGGTTTTATAACAAAGGTAAGCCTACTTATATCACTGGAACTCATTACATGTACTTGCAGTGGAGTAAGATCGACGTTGGCCACCCCGACTATCGAGAAGCCAATAGACTCTTCTTTATATTTTGGGAAGCCTGTAAGGTTGACACCAGATGTTATGGAATGTGCTACCTTAAGAACAGACGGAGTGGATTCTCATTTATGGCATCAGGTGAAACCGTTAACCAAGCAACTATCTCAAGTGACGCAAGATTCGGTATCTTATCAAAGTCCGGTAGTGATGCAAAGAAAATGTTTACCGACAAAGTTGTACCAATTTCCCTTAACTACCCGTTTTTCTTCAAACCCATACAAGATGGTATGGATAGACCGAAGACTGAACTGGCGTATAGGGTTCCTGCTTCTAAGCTAACGCGTAAGTCAATACAATCACAAGAAGAGAGAATACAACTCGAAGGTCTTGATACAACGATTGACTGGAAGAATACAGGGGACAACTCTTATGATGGTGAAAAGCTTAAGCTACTCGTGCATGATGAGAGTGGTAAGTGGGAAAAGCCTGATAACATATTAAACAACTGGCGTGTAACTAAAACGTGTTTGCGTCTTGGTTCTCGTATCATCGGTAAATGTTTAATGGGTAGTACCTCGAATGCTTTAGATAAAGGTGGTAACAACTTTAAGAAGTTGTATTTAGATTCAGATGTAACCAAGCGAAACAATAATGGTCAAACAAAATCGGGATTATACTCGCTCTTTATACCAATGGAGTGGAACTATGAAGGATTTATTGATGAGTACGGGCAGCCGGTATTTAATACACCTGAAGAAGAAGCTGTAGACCCACACGGTGATAGCATTGAAGTGGGTGTTATAGATTACTGGGAAAACGAGGTTGAGGGCCTTAAACAAGACCAGGATGCTTTGAACGAATACTACCGCCAGTTTCCGCGTACCACAGACCACGCTTTCCGTGATGAAAGCAAGAATAGTATTTTTAACTTAGCAAAAATCTACGAACAGGTTGATTATAATGCAGACTTGCGTAATACTAATACTGTAACACGTGGGAGTTTTCAGTGGGAAAACGGAGTTAAGGATACTAAAGTAGTGTTTATGCCGAACCCTCAAGGGCGCTTTAATGTGTCTTGGGTACCTGGTTTAAGTCTACAAAACAAGTATATAGTTAAGAACGGTATCAAATACCCAGGCAACGAACACGTTGGTGCATTCGGGTGTGATAGCTACGATATTTCAGGAACGACTGACGGCAGGGGTTCTAAAGGTGCATTGCATGGATTAACTAAATTCACAATGGAAGATGCGCCACCTAGTACATTCTTTTTAGAATACATAGCTAGGCCTCAAACAGCAGAGATATTTTTCGAAGACGTGCTTATGGCTTGCGTCTTTTATGGAATGCCAATACTTGCCGAGAATAACAAACCAAGGTTATTATACCACTTTAAGAGAAGAGGCTACCGGGGTTATTCGATGAACCGACCTGACAGATTATGGAACAAGCTTTCCGTAACTGAGAAAGAAATAGGTGGAATACCTAACTCTAGTATGGATATGAAGCAAGCGCACGCTGCTGCTATTGAAATGTACATCGAAAATCACGTAGGTGTAATAACCGAAGGTGAATACGGAACAATGTATTTTAACGATACATTAAACGATTGGTCTAAGTTCGATATGAATAACAGAACGAAATATGATGCTTCTATTAGTTCGGGGCTTGCTATTATGGCTTGCCACAAAGATTTGTACAAACCGATCGGGGAACAACAAAAAACAAAACTAAACCTAAAGATTGCTAGATTCAGTCAGGACGGTTATACTTCAAAAATAATAAAATAACAATATGGCTAACGCAGTTGTAAGTAACTTTTTCCCAAGCCAAGTGGCTAGCGACCAAGAGAAGATGTCGCCGGAGTACGGCTTACAAGTCGGTCGAGCTATTCAAAACGAATGGTTCAGCGGCAACCAAGGGAGCGTAAGATTCAGAAGCAATCAAGATAGCTTTCACAGTCTACGTTTGTACGCACGAGGTGAACAGCCTATTCAAAAATACAAAGACGAGCTATCCATAAATGGTGATTTATCTTATCTTAACCTTGACTGGAAGCCAGTCCCTATACTGTCTAAATTTGTTGATATCGTTGTTAACGGTATTGCAGATAGGTCTTTTGATATTAAAGCATTCTCCCAGGATCCGTACGGCGTTGAAAAACGCACAGCGTATATGGACTCTATTATTAGAGACATGCAAACTAAAGAGCTTAACGACTACGCAGCTGAAGCATTTGGTATTAACTTGTACGAAAACGATCCAGCAGCATTACCTGAATCTAAAGAAGAGCTTGAGTTACATATGCAGCTCAGCTATAAGCAGGGTATTGAAATTGCTGAAGAAGTTGCAATAAACACGTTGTTAGATGGTAACAACTACGACCTTATTAAAAGACGCGTATACCACGATTTAACAACTATTGGTATTGGCGCAGTTAAAAATACATTTTCTGAATCAGAAGGTGTATTGGTTGATTACGTTGATCCAGCAAACTTAGTATACTCTTATACTGAATCACCATACTTCGAAGACATCTATTATGTTGGCGAAGTGAAGACTATTCCAATTAGCGAGCTTAAAAAGCAATATCCTGGTTTAACACAAGATGAGCTGGATAAGATTAAAGGCGAAGGTTCACAAAACCTAACAGGTGGTTGGAACAGGAGTGAAGTAAACGATAACTATTACGATTCAAACACAGTTCAAGTATTGTATTTTAATTACAAGACGTACATGAACGAAGTGTATAAGATTAAAGAAACAGCAACAGGTGCTGAAAAAGTAATACCACGTGACGATCAGTTCAACCCGCCAGCAGATGCAGAGGGCTTTGCTAAAGCATCTCGCTCATTAGAAGTACTTTATGAAGGCGCTATTATATTAGGTACTAGTACATTGCTTGAATGGGGTATTGCTGAGAACATGATGCGCCCTAAGAGTGATTACAATAAAGTAAAAATGAATTACAGTATTGTAGCACCTAGAATGTATAAAGGGCGTATTGAATCTATCGTAAGCCGTTGTACTGGCTTTGCTGATATGGTTCAGCTTACACACTTAAAGATGCAGCAAGTATTAGCTAAGATGATGCCGGACGGTGTTTATATGGATGCTGATGGTCTTGCTGAAATTGATTTAGGTAACGGAACAAACTACAACCCGCAAGAAGCGCTTAACATGTTCTTCCAAACGGGTTCTGTTATTGGTAGGTCATTTACACAAGAGGGTGATATGAATCCTGGTAAAGTGCCTATTCAACCGTTACAGACTGGTGCAGGTGGCCAGAAGCTACAAACATTGATTCAGACATATAACTATTACTTGCAGATGATTCGTGATGTTACGGGTCTTAATGAAGCACGTGATGGTTCATCGCCTGATTCAAGAGCATTAGTAGGTGTACAGAAATTAGCAGCAGCAAATTCAAACACAGCTACACGTCATATCCTAGATGCAGGGTTATTTTTAACAGCTGACACAGCGGAAGGGTTATCACTTAGAATATCTGATATATTAGAGTACAGCCCATCGCGTGAAGCGTTTATACAAAAGATTGGTGGTTTCAATGTAGCAACATTAAGTGAGCTAACTGAACTGCACTTGTACGACTTTGGTATTATGCTTGAGTTGTCACCAGATGACGAAGAGAAAGGTATGCTAGAGAATAACATTCAAACTGCATTGTCTGCAGGATTGATTGACCTCGAAGATGCTATTGATATTCGTGAGGT